ATAAAAAAGCCAATTCTAAAAGTCACACTATGAGCGAACTTGCGAACACACAACGAAACCGGGAACTGGTCATGGATGCCATCTGCCATGTGTACGAGATCACGGAAGAGCAGCTATGCAGTCGGCGCAGACTGCGCGAGATCACATCAGCCCGGCAGATGTACTACAAAGTGGCGCGGGAGCACCTTGGCATGACCTACACAAGCATTGGCTCATCTCTGCGCAATGAACACCGGCCCTATGACCACACGACCGTCATGCACAGCGTGGCACTTGTGAACGGCCTCATCAGCGTTAAGGATTCCGACATCATCTACCAATACGAGCAAGTGATGAGCTACATCCGGCAGCGTGCCAGCGTGGTCTCCACGATCATGGTGAAGGTAGGTGCCGACCAACTGCACAAGCTTCTCACGTTCCTACAACGAGAGGAGATCACGTTCACGATCTTGGAAAGCGTAATTTTGCAACAGACGAAAAACGAAACAAATGGCACTGAACAAGCGGGAGATGATTGATAAGGCTCTTGCGATTATCCCGCAAGAGGAATGCGTCACACTGGAAGAGGTGTGGCTATTTCTTGGCATCACACGCACCACGGCATTCAACTACGAGCTTAACACTGTTAACGAGATAAAAGAGGCTGTCCAGAAGGAGAAGATCAAGGTCAAGAAGAAACTGCGCCGGAGATGGCGTGACAGCGACAACGCCACACTGCAAATCGCCGAGTTCAAGCTCTGCTCTGATGACGAGGAACTCGCACGACTGAACACCCAGAAGGTGAATGCTGACATCGCAGTCACCGGCAAGGGCAGGGTCATCATGGAACTCCCGGAAGATGACGGCGCAGGCTCCTGACATAAGGGTCAAGCTGACGCGTCCCGCTGCCATCACCGTGAAGGCACTGGCCGGCGATAAGCGGTATATCTGCCATGAGGGTGGGTCGAGGTCGGGCAAGACCTTCGGCATCATCCAGGCACTGATCTTCTGGGCAACCAACAACGACCGGAAAAAGATCAGCGTGGTCAGCCATTCGCTCCCGCATTTGAAGCGTGGTGCCATGCGTGACTTCTTCGACATCCTTGAGTCATGGGGATGGTATGACGAGGAGCAGCACAACAAGACCGATGCGATCTACACCTTCGAGAACGGCACTTACATCGAGTTCTTCGGCCTTGAGGATCATGACCGTGCCAAAGGCCCGGGCCGTGACATACTATTTTGCAATGAAGCGAACCTTCTCTCAAAGGCTCTCTTCGATCAACTCGACATGCGGACGCGGTTCAAGGTCATCACTGATCTGAACCCATCCGACTTTGACATCTGGTGCTACCACCTCGCTGACTCGGATGATGCCATCAAGGTGCACAGCACTTACCGCGACAACACGCATCTGCCCGAACCACAGCGCAGGGTGATCGAGGGATACCAACATGCTGACCCAATGATGTGGAAGGTCTTTGGATTGGGGGAAAGAGGAGCGAGTCAGGAGCAGATCTACACGCACTGGAAGCTTGTGGACAATGTGCCACAAGGTGAAGTCTTCTACGGGCTTGACTTCGGCTTCCGCAACCCAACTGCAATGGTGCGGGTCACGCTGGCAGATGAGTCGCTTTATGTGCATGAAGTGTACTATGAGAGCGGCATCACTACCGGGGAGCTGACAAGCGTAATCCCTGACAAGGTACCTGACCCATACAGTGAGATCTACTGCGATGCCGCAGAACCAAAGACCATCGAGGAACTTTACCGGCAAGGGCTGAATGTGAAGCCTGCTGACAAGGATGTCTATGCCGGCATCATGAAGGTGAAGTCGTTACCTTTGTTCGTGACATCGAGCAGCCATAACCTTATTCACGAGTTGAAAAAATACAAGTGGAAAACGGACATGAATGGCAAGGTAATCGACAAAGAACCCGTGAAGATGGATGACCACCTTGTTGACGCTATGAGATACGCAGTGTTCACGAAACTAAAACAGCCCAGGCTCACCTGGGGAGTGATATGAGCATAATCGACAGACTTTTCAGGAAGAAGGGCCTTAATCCTGCATCGATGCAGTACGCATTCATGCCGATGAACCAAGGGCAAATCCTTCAGCAATTCGATGCGCAGAAGTACACCGATGCGTACCAAGATAACGCTGATGTCTATGCCATTGTGAGCTTCCTTGCTCGCAAGGCGGCGAGCATCCCGTGGTATGTGTACGAGAAGAAAACCGGCACAAAGGCACGGGTGAGCCTTGAGCGATACAAGCACCTGACGAAAGGCCTCGGCAATCCCGGTGCGCTTGATCGCGCCATTCAAGAGCGCAAGGCTGCGTATGATGAGAGCATGATCGTGGAAGATTCCGCGGTCGCAAATATCCTGAAGAACCCGAACGGATACCAAGGGCAAGACCAGTTCTTCGAGCAGCTCTTCGGCATGCGCTTCCTAACGGGTGAAGGATTCATCTGGGGCAACGATGGCAACATTGACGAGGGGGAGTTCACCGAGCTGCTGGTCATGCCGAGCCAGTTCATGGACTTGGTATCTGACCCGAATGACCTCTTCGGTGTGCTCGGATGGCTCTTGACTTCCGGCAATGGCAACATTGCACTCCAGAAGTCGGATATCCTGCAATGGAAGAGCTGGAACCCGAAATTCGACTCGGTGACCCGTCCCCACCTTCGGGGGGTATCGCCAATTCAAGCAGCCTGGAACAACTACCTCATGGGCGTGGAGAGCCAGAAGGCTGCTGCCAAGCTCATGGCCAATGGAGGCGCAAAGGGTGCACTTGTGCCAAAAGCAGTGGGCAACCAGATCCCGCTTGTGGACGAGAAGACCGCCGCCAACATGCAGCGGGCACTCGCTGACCGGGTGAACAACAACGACAGATACGGTCAGGTGGCCATGCTACAAACGCCGTGGGAGTTCCTCAACTTCGGTCTGACCTCTTCCGAGATGGCACTGATCGACACGATGAAGTTCAGCCTTGAGCAATGGTGCCGTGTGTTCAGCATGCCGGTGGTGCTGTTCTCTGCTGACAACATGGCCGACAACAACTATCAGAACGCACTCCGCGACCTCGTCACGAACACCATTGTGCCAATGTGCGCACAGCTTCGCGATGAGCTGAACAAGTGGCTGGTGCCGCGGATGGGTGACAAAAACGTCTTCATCGACTTCGACATCATGGCTCTGCCTGAACTGCAAAGGGACATGGAGAAGATGGTCAACGGCCTGCGTTCAGCGGATTGGCTCACTTATGACGAGAAGCGCGTGGCGATGAACTATGAGCCGAAGGGTGGGGCATACGATGCCGCGTACATTGCGCAGGGCCTCATCCCAATCGATCAGGCTGCAAGCGATTTGAGCGGGGAAGACATGCTCGGAGAGATATGAGCGCAGATGAATTGCATATCATCCACACGCTCGTCATGGCACGCTTTCCGAAGCTGCCAACGGAGCGTGGTTGCATCACCGAGAAAAGGATGAGAGACGCTGCCAGAGAGGCATACCGGACAAGATTGATACATGACATCACGGCAAAGAAGATCCTACTGGAGGAGATGGCATCAGCTTCTAAAGAAGCATGAGGATGAAGGTCTGCCCAAGGTTCAGCGTGCTCTCACAAAGCAGGCCGAGCAGTTCATTGCCAAGGCCGAAGAGATAGGCTTTGACCGTGCTTTTCAGCAGTTCACACTTTTGGATGAGAATCTTCTCAATGTGATCAACAAGCTCCACAAATCGGTCGCGATGGAGTTTGGTAGGCTGACCAATCAGCAACTTAAGAAAGGGCAGAAGGTCTCATTCTTCAACGCAAACTTCCTGCTGACCATCACCGAACTACTCACAAAGCAGGCACTCGATCTGCTCTCACTGATCGAGCAAACGACTAAAGACCGGATCCTGAACATCCTCGTTCAGAGCACCGCCGAGAGATGGGGCTTCGCAGAGATTGCCCGGCGCATCACTCCTGAAGTGGCATCTCCGGCAAGGGCGTTGACCATCACCAGAACAGAGAGCAACCGAGCCGCCAACCTTGCCGCCATCGAAGCGGCCAGGCTACAAGACTACGAGGTGACAAAGGAGTGGATCAGCGTGATGGACTTCCGGACACGCCGGTTCAGTGAAAAAGACCAATACGACCATGCCCAGCTCGATGGCAGGGTGGTTGAACTCGATCAGCCATTCACGCAGCTTGGTCGCACCAACGGCATCACGGCATCCGCTGACTACCCACTCGACCCGGCAGCTCCTGCCGCTTTTACGATAAATTGCAGGTGCGTTCTCGGATTTGAGAACAAGCGGGACGCACAAGGCAGACTAATACCAAAAAGACGATAGCAATGCCAGTCGAACAATGTAGCAACGGAAAATATCGCATCGGAGATGGTGAGTGTGTGTATAACACCGAACGAGCGGCGAACCGGGCATACCAAGCCTACCTTGCCATCGAGGCGAGCGAGGCTGACGATGACGATGACGATGATGATGACGATGACATGAAGGGCATCGTCAATGCCATCATGCACAAGGAAGAGACCTACAACGACTACCCAGAGGCGGCCACCAACAACGCCAAGCGAGCACTGAAGTACAAGGAGGAGAATGGTTCATCGTGCGGCACACCGGTCGGATGGACACGCGCCAATCAGCTCGCCAACCGAGAGCGCATCAGCCGTGACACCATCGCTCGGATGGCATCCTTCAAGCGTCACCAGCAGAACAAGGATGTGCCATACTCCGAAGGCTGCGGAGGGTTGATGTGGGATGCCTGGGGCGGTGATGCAGGGGTTGATTGGGCAATTCGTAAATTGCAGCAGATTGACGAGAAAAATACAAGCATGATCTACGGTTACAAACGAATGACGCAGGATGTGAAGGATGTCGATGCCAAGAAGGGCATTGTCACCGGATACTTCTCTGCATTCAACATAAAAGACTCTGACGGTGATATCATCGTTCCCGGTGCCTTTCAGAAGTCACTAAATGAATGGTTCCCGAAGGGACGCATCAAGCACCTTCTGAACCATGACCCACGCCAACCGCTGGGCAAGATCAATGAGCTGAAGGAAGATAGCTACGGTCTCTACTACGAAAGTCAGATCGGCACACATACGCTTGGCCGCGACTTCATCAAGATGGTCGAGAGTGACCTCGTAAAAGAGCACTCCATCGGATTCAACGTGAAGGGCAGCAGAAAGGGTAAGGATGCCACTGAACTCTATGACGTAGTTTTGTATGAAGGAAGTTCTTTGACGAGCTGGGGCGCAAATGAATACACGCCTATGCTCGGACTGAAATCAATGGATGCAAGGATCGAAAGAGTCAAGAAACTTGAGAAGTTCATCAAGCACACTGATGCGACAGATGAAACCATCGAACTCTTGATGCTTGAGATCAAGCAGCTGAATCAACTCATCGAAGATTTGAGTAGCAAGTCGGCAGTCGTAGAGACACCGGCCGAGCCAAAAGTCGAGGTCGATGTAGCTAAAAATGCTGCCAATGCACTCGATATTTTGATACTCAAACATTTTTAAACAATTTTTACAATCGTACCAAAATGGAAGTAAAAGACATCGTCAGCGCGCTCGATCCGAAGCTCGCTGAAATCAAAAGCCAGGTGAGCGCAGAAGTCGCTGCACTGGAAGTTAAACATGCTGCCACTGTTGCGCAGCTGAACGAAGATGCCCAGAAGAAGGGCGAAACTCTCGGTGAACTCCGCGAGAAGATCAACGGACTGATTGCCGCCAATGGCAAGATCAAATCCGAGATGGAAAATGACGCTTTCGGTGGTGACCGGCAGAAGTCTTTGAAGGCTGGCATCATGGATGTCGTGGCCGCCAACTTCGAGGCTATCAAAAACGAGACTCCTTTCAACAGCTCCAAGGCAGTTGGAACGATGACCATCGGCAACAACCTGACCGGCACCAGCCAGATCAGCTACACCGACAACCCCATCCTGCGCTCGTTCTTCTCGCCTCACCTCTACAACATCTTCCGCATCATCCCGACTGCCACCGGCAACGTCACTTTCCCTCGTGGAAATGCTGCCATCGGTGAGGGTTCATTCGGAACGCAGACAGAAGGAAGCGGCAAAGCGCAAGTCGACTACGATGTGACGATGGTGAACACCAGCGTGCCTTTCGTAGCCGGTTACGCCAAGGTGAGCCGTCAGATGTTGCAAGACCTGCCTTTCCTGCAAGCCTACCTCTCTCAAAGCCTGCTGGAAGACTGGAACCGCGCCATCAACAACAGCTTCATGTCAACGATCACCGCTTCTGCCACCGCCGGCAGCACCTCTGCCACTCCGGTCGCTGAAAGGATCATCGACTACACTGCGCAGCACCTGGCTCTCGGCCTCGGTCAGCCAAATGTAATCCTGACCACGCATGCAGTGTGGGCATCTGTTCTGAAGACCCAGCCTACGAACGGCAGCTACGGTGTACCGGGTGGCATTACCATCGGCGCACAAGGTGAGACCCGCATCGTGGGCATTCCTCTGGTACCTCACTCACAAATCGTGAGCGGCAAGATCTATGTCATGAACACGGATGCGTTCGCCATCGCTCAAGCCTCCGGCCTCGCTGTTCGCAGCACAGAGACCGATCAGGACGATTTCATCAAGAACCTGGTGACCTACCGCGCTGAAGCCCGTGTTGCTCTGCTTTCCTTCCAGCCTACCGCTGCGATCTACGGAAGCGCGAGCTGATCCGACCTCTGATAAATACAAAGGGAGTGAGGCCATGTGCCTTGCTCCCTTCTTTGCTTAACACATAAACACACACACCATGCCAATCGGCTCCTATTCCTCGTTCAGAGACATCATGCGTCAGGTCTTGATGCACTCCCCAAAGACCATCCTTGACCTTGGTGTAGGGCATGGCATCAACGGTGCAGGCATCCGCAACTGGCTTGATGTAGGAGTAAAAGAAAATTACCGGAATACTTGCATCATTGGGGTCGAAGGCTTTTACGACTACCACTCGCCGCTTTGGCTTTGTTATGACAAGGTTCACCACTGCACTATTCAGCAATATTTGCAGTCAATTGATTTGAAGTACGACTGCGTGCTCATGACAGATGTTCTTGAACACTTCGACAAGGATGAAGGCAATGCAGTGATAAGCAAGATCGTGAACGATGTGCTGAATCCCGGCGGCATTCTTCTTATCAGCACGCCGGCAGTGTGGATCGAGCAAGGTGCAGCCTACGGCAATGAATTGGAGACACATCGAAGCCTTTGGCACTTTACCGATTTTATAGGCATTCAGGGCGTTGAGATCATCAAGGATGGCCGTGAGGATGACATGGGGTATATGATGCTTGTCGTGAAAATCACCAAGCCATGAAGCTGCTCAATTCTATCCATCTCTACCCTCCGCAGCACACATGTGGTGCGGAATATATGGCGCATTGGATCAACAAGGACATAAAAGCGAATGGCGGTGATGTGCGCGTCCTTCTCCATCAAGCCAACCACTACCGCATCAACTCAATGTACACCTATGACGGTATTGATGTCTTCCCACCAGAGGAGATGATTATCGAGCGGCTCATGACATGGTCAGATGCCATCATGACGCACCTTGACTACACCGACTGGAGCATCGGCATTGCGCAAGTGTTCAAAAGACCACTTTTCCACCTCATCCACAACACGAGCACATACAACCGGATCGTTTGGGCTGAAGACCCGCAGTACATCGTGTATAACTCCGAATGGGCAAAAGCACAGCTCAACTACGAGCATCCCAGCATCGTGGTGACTCCTCCATGCGATTGGCGGCACTACGACACCAACGTTGACCCATCGTACAACGAAGCCATCACGCTCATCAACCTGGACGAGAACAAAGGCGGCCACATCCTTCGGCAGATTGCTGAAGCACTCCCTCACCGCAAGTTCATCGGTGTGATGGGCAGTTACTCCGAGCCTGCCGACAAAGGCCAGCACACGAACCAACCACCAAACGTGACCGTTCTGCAAAAGACTCCGACCATCAAGGATGTGTATGCAAAGACGCGCATACTTATCATGCCATCAAAATATGAGTCTTGGGGCAGGACTGCCACGGAAGCAATGTGCTCCGGCATCCCGGTCATAAGCAGTGGTACTCCGGGACTTCGAGAGAATTGTGGCAAGGCAGGGCTTTACTTTGACAGAGAAGAAGTCAAGCTATGGGTTGACCAGATCGAGAAATTATTTCACCCGAAAGCATACGAAAAGGCAAGCAAGGCGGCCAAGATTCGCAGCCGTGAACTTGACCCAATGGCATCCTTGGAGAGACTTCGTAACTTTATGCGTCAGTCGATCACTGACCATAAAAAGAAGATATGAACCTTCTCATAGATACCGAGATTGTGCAGGACTACACCACCGAGCCGGTGAGCGTAGCCGAGGCAAAAACTTACATGAAAATAGCGTTCAGTGATGATGACACGCTGATCGGTTCGCTGATCAAGAACGCACGCATCTGGCATGAGAACTACACCGGCCGGAACTATGGCACGCGGCAACTGCATCTCACCATTGAGATGACCGCCGGCGAGCTTTACGAATTGCCAGGCCCAGTGCAGTCGATCGACATGGTGATGGTTGACGGATGCTCTACAAGCGATTACAAGGCCTATGGAGCGAATGGAGCGCAAATATCGGTGTATCACTCCGCCATCTACGAGATATGGCTGACAAGCGGCTATTCTGCCGTCCCTGAAGACATCAAGAATGATATTCTATCCATCACGGCGTACACCTACCAGAACCGTGGCATCGACTTGAGCAACGAAGGGGCGAACCTCGTTGACTTCCCGATGATGGCGGCACAATATTACCGGAGGGTGGCAATATGAATTTTGAATTGAAAGGAGTTCAAGGAGTGGTTAACGCTCTTTCGGAGATAGAGAGTAAAGTCTCAAGGCAAGTAGCAAGAGAAATTGAAGCTGGTGCCAATAACATTGCTCGCGATGCAAAGAGGATGGCTCCTGCTAATTTTGGCGAAGTACGCAATAGCATTGGGGTCGAAAAGGTTACAAATTTTCAGTTTAGCATATTTGCAAATGCTTACCACGCACCGTATTTAGAGTTTGGCACAAGGGGGAAAGTTAAAGTGCCAACAGAGATGCAGAATGTTGCCGCAGAAATAAAAGCAAGGCCGAAGCGTGGAACTTGGGACGATTTTGTCGACAATATCTTTGATTGGATACAACGCAAAAAAATTGCAGCAACTCAAATCGTGCAGATTAAAAGTGGCGCAAATAAAGGGCGATTTAGAAAAGCAAGCGGGTTGCAACAAGCCTTATATCAGCGGCAACTTGCTTTCTTAATTGCGAAAAGGATTTACAAAAATGGCATCAATCCGCAGCCGTTTATGTATCCTGCATTTGTAAAAAACAGAGCCAAGATTGTGGCAAGGATTGAAGAAGTAATAAATAGACCGCGATGAAAAACCCAGGCACATCACTCCGCAAGGCTTTTGCTGCCGCGCTGGCATCGCTGACCTACGATGGCAAAGCGGTGACCGTTTACTCGCAACTGCCCATTGTCACGCTGCCGGACAATTATGTGTACATCAACAGCATGACGCATGCCCAGGTTGGCAACAATCAAATCTTCATTCACGATTGCTCCATAACACTTGATGTTGTTAGCAAGCAATACAAGCAGCTCGACTACGATGTGACTGATGGCATTGCGGCAGAAGTGATGAACTCGATCACCACTTTCCCATATAGCACCATCACCGATGCCGACTTTCAATTCCTCGCGCCAACACTTGCATCCAGCAACTACCTTGTCGAGCAGGACGGCAGCGCATGGCTCGTTCGGAAATTGCTTACTTTTGATATGACATTAATTGAAAAATAAACAAGGACAATGGGACAAATACAAGGTTCGGTTCAGAACATTGAAATCGACACAGCCGGCGGCTCATCCTACAAGACGCTCGTCTGCCTGCGCACATCAAGCGTTAACTCCACCGTGACGGTCAACGAGGACGAAACCAACTGCGGCAAGCTGACAAGTGTTGGCGATCCTGGCTTCTCTTTCTCGTTCGATGCAGTTTGCGAGGTCGCTCCGACTATCTCACAAGTGAGCTACAAAGATCTGTTGACGGCAACGGTGAACAAGACCAAGATCACCGTGCGCTTCCAGAACCCCACCGTCACTGGCGCGTCCATCGGAACGGTCTATTACCACCAGTGCGAAGCTTACATCACCGACCTGACGCTGAACCAAGATGCGGCCGGCGGTGCTTATGTCAACTTCTCCGGGACGATCCAGAGCACCGGCACGCTTGACATCACTCCGTAATAGCTTCACACTACACACACAAATATGAACGGTTACATTCAAGCCGACATCCTCGGCCGTACACGAGGATTGAAGTTCGGCATGCTGGCTGTCCAGCAGATAGGCATGGAGATGCAAAAGTTAGGCAAGGTCTTCGGGGATAACTCGATAGACCTTGCCGCCGTGCCCGTCATTATCTACTGGGGTCTTTTCAATAATTGCTACATCAAGAAGGAAGACCCGGACTTCACCTTTGAGGATGTGGTAGATTGGGTTGATAGTAATATCGGAAATCCCGATTTATTTACTCCCATCCTTCAGGCATTCTACGACTCCAAGTTTCTTCAGCCTACTCAACAAGCACCGCAGGAAGAGCAAAAAAAAAGTTCGACCTCGACACGCAAGAAGGCTGGGACAAGTTAAGGGCGCACGTCACCGGTGAGATAGGTCGCAGTGA